AACTTCGGCTGTTCCATTTCCTTTATCAAATAAAACAACAATTTCATCTTCGTTCCTTTTTATTTCTTGAAGTAAAGTTATTAATCTTTTTACTTCAAAAAATTCATTACAAACTGTAATTGCATAACTTATTTTCATCTTATTCAGGTAAAATTCCTATAAAAGAAAGTGCATCCATATAATCTCTTTCACTAAAAGTTTGTAATGTAGACATATCCATTTTATGTGTTTGCCCCTCAACTTTAGCTTCATCATCTTCTTGTAACTCTACAGCTTTAACTGCAGCCCAACCCCATTCTTCTGAATTAGGACCATTTGCAAATACCATTCCTTTATCTTCAATATTAATAGTATTAGGGATCCATATTAAATCCGTTTCTGGGTCAGTCCAAGCTAAATCTTTATATAATTCAGGTAAGGTAGATATTTGTTCATTATAAAATTCAGAATTTTCCTTCATTAAACTGTTAGTCCAAAAACCACAGGATAAACTTAAATAATTAGTAATTTCTTTATTAATTTCTACTTTATAACATAAATCCCCTCCTGATTTAGGACAATTTATTATTTCATCATATTGCATATTAACTTAATTTAGGTAATTTAACATTAGAATTAATTTCTGGTAGTTTTAAATCTACTTGTTGGGCAAATTTAGGTAAATTAGCATCTAATACCTTACCAACTAATTCTTTCATCTTATCAAAACTAAAATTAGTTTTAACATAGTGACCTTGTTGTTTAGCCGGTACTACAAATTTTTTATATTTTTGGTAAACATCTCTTAAGGTTTTACTAGCTCTTCTTTCATCAACACCAAACCATAGGTAGTCCTTTAATAACCATTTATTAGCAGCTGAAGGATGTACATTTTCTAGTTTACCAGGTAATAAAGCAGTAAAATTAGGATTTAAAAAGTCTAATTGGCCTGACCATCCTGAAGCAATTACTGGTTTTTTAGATAAGCAAAATTCCAATAATGGTCTACCAAATCCTTCTCCCTTAGTAAAACTTACCATAGCTTTAATTTTAGAATGGTTATAAAGTTCATTCATATCACTATTAGAAAATTCACCCTGTATCAAATAAACATTAGGTAAATCTCCTTGGACTTGAGATCTTATTTTATTAATTCTATCCAGTATTTCATTTCTACTCATATAATTCTCTAAACCAGTTGATGTTTTAAGAACCAAAGCCGGTTTTATTTTTTTATTTTTAAATGTTTCAAAAAACGTTTTAATCATAAAACCAACATTTTTTCTATCATGTCCTAAATCACCCTGCATCCACATTCCAACAAATAAAAAACAAAATGATTCCTTTATTTCACTTAAATCTAAATTATTTTCATTAGATGGAATAAATTTATAAGTGTCTAAATCTGCTCCCTCAAAAATCACATGAATGGGTTTCTCGGATTTTAATTTTTTACCAGTAGGTTTTTTAGTTCTTTCATCAATAGTATCAAATTCAAGATTTTGAAATGTATTTCTACTATGTTTAGAAGATACAAAGTTCATATCCATTCTATTTAAACCCGCAATCCAGTCTCCTTGGCACCCAGTACTTTCAATACCCGCAGTACAACCAATATTAAATTTACCATAAGGTTGAAATTCATTAGGGATAGTTATTTGCATCCAAATATCTGGTTGAACCCCCTGGGGTACATTAGGTACTGAATAGTCATGTAAAAATTTCCATGATTCATGGTCTTCACAAAAACCCCAAGACGTATCACCCCATTTTTGAGATAATAGTTTTACTTCGTATTTATCTAATTCAATTATTGCCTTAACAATATCTCTAGCTCTTGCCCCATAACCACTGTAGGTATCAAAAGGACAACTTATATAAAAAAGTGGTTTATTCATTAGTATACTATATTATGGTTTAAAAAATGACCCTTATAATCATTAGTATTAGTTATTTCAATTTTAGGTCTAGGTTCCCAAGTTTTAAATAATTCATCAAGGGCATCTAATACTCTTAATCCCTGTCTTTCAGATGTAAATCCTGCTTCATCACTAATAGCCCATTCTCTTCCCTTTAATCCTCTTTTTTTTCTCTCATCTCTACCTAAATCATATACTTCTAATAATCTTTCGGAAGCATCTTCCCACCTACATCTATCATCAAAAATATAAGGTGTAGGAGGAGAACCCTGAATTGATCTACAAGCGGGATAAACTGGAAAAGCCCATTCACCATGTTCTTTAAATGTACCTCTATGGTTTGATGGTATTTCTGGACTGGGAGTAAACCAATTACCTTCATTATCAGTAAATCTCATTTGATCTTGCATCCCCCCAGTTGTATTAGCTATTATAGGTGTACCAGCTAAAATGGCTTCAGTTATTGTTAAACCCCAACCTTCATTTGAAGTTAGTAACATTTGAACATCAGCTAAATTATATAACATATTTAATTGAGGTTGTGTAAGTTTATGAGTTGAAAATATAACAGCATTTGGATATTTTTCTCCAAATAAATATTCATTTACCCTTACTAAATCTGTACCATGATCTGAGGAAAGTTCAGTATGTAAAATTAATCTACACTTATGTGCTTTTTCTTCCGGGAGTTGATCCAAAAAGTATCTAAAAGCCATCATTGTATCTGGAATTTGTTTTCTTCTAATATTTCTAGAATTAAAATAACCTATAAAATCTATATCTTTATGATTATCCCCCAGAATAGTTTTTCTAAATTTAACTAATTCCTCATTATCATCTGGGATTGGTTTGTAAATATTATGATCTAATCCATGAGGAACATATTTTAATATTCTATTACCAATTCTATCATTTAATACTAATCTATTAATGTTAACAGTTTGTTTAGAAATACCCATTAGTAAATCACATGATTCATAAAAAGCCTGATTATACATTGGTGCTGGATAATCATCCCAAATATTAAGATAAGCTATTGGAATATTTTTTCTAATTTCATGCTCCATATTAAAAATGAAACGAAAATATCTTGGATCTGTAACTAAAAATATGGCATCTGGTTTTTCAGCTCCAATTACCCCTCTTAAAATTTCTGGGTTTCCATAACCATTAACCCCATAAAGCATTACTGAAGCATCATCTATACCAGCATACTTATTACAATCCGCGCTGATATCTAATTTTTTTCTTTCATCTGGGTGTTTTAAAGCACCAGCTATTTGGACCCAATTATAATGGTGACATGTTTTAATCACAATCTCCCTAGCAACAGTAGCAACACCAGAATGGACTCTAATATCATCTGTTACCAATAAGATTTTTTTACGTTTATCTTTTGGTAAGTGTTTATAACTTTTATTCATTTTTTTAATTTAAAGTTCTAAATTAATTTGGTTAGTAATTTTCTTACGAAAATCTTCGTCCGTAAGATACAAAAATAAAGTCCGATCAGCAAGCTTTTGGAATGAAAATTTTCGCTTAACACACTCAATTTTAAAATCATTAAACAGATCAGTTTGAACTTTAACACTTGTTAGTGTCATTGGTCTTTTATTTGCCATAATCTTAATTATTAAATAACATTTATATTTGTTTATACATATATCAAAATATCAATAGATTATTCCTTCTCCACATAATTCTTGTTCTTCTTTATAAGGACAAAAAGTACAATTCCATTTTGATGGTGATTTTGAATAATCTCTTTCTTTAATATTTCCACTACTATTAAAACACTCTTTAATAAAATTATTAATAGCAGTTTTTGCCTTATTTAACTTTATTTTTCCACTAGGGGGAGTAAAAGTTTGAACTCTATACGCCTGATGAGGTGACATAATATTACTATCATCCCAACTTAATACTTTTCTTTTTACTATAAAAAATTCAATTTCTATTTTATCTAAAGGAATATTATATTGTTGTGAAAAAAATTGTTTATATAATAATAATTGAAATTGTTTATTTTCATCCTTTTTAGCATAACTATTCCAACCTTTAGTACTGGTTTTTATGTCGATTATTTTAAATGTATCTGTTCTCTCATTATATGTGACAACATCTAGATACCCCATGTATAATACGTTATTATACATTTTATTTGGGGCGATAACAATTGGTAACTCACAACCTACTAAATAAGTACCCTTTTTATTAAAATATCTACTACGTTTTTTCTTAAACCAATCTAATATAGCAACTCCATCTTCAAAAAATTCTCTCATTTCTAATGCATCAGAAAAATGGGTGTTGTTATTTTTTTTATATTGGGTTTGATATTCGTTAATATACTTTTCTTGAAAATATTCTTTAATGTCTATTTCCCTATCGGCTGCTGCAAATGATTTACTGTAGGCTACATCTAAATAATGTTGCATTGTTTCATGAATAGAAGTTCCAAAAACAGTATGGATAGAAGAGTCAAACTTTTTAATCTTATCTTTATATTGTAGCTTCCATCTATGAGCACATCCCCTAAAAATAGACATTTGGGAATAAGATATATTCCTTTGAAATGCAAAGTTAATCTCTTCAGGGGGATTTTGTTGAATCTCCCTAACTATTTTAGGTACCTTTTTAGGCATAAATTATTTTTTCCACTTATCACGTCCTACTAATAAGCCAATTATTCCATAATTAGCTATATCAATAAACGTGTCTTCCATTCCTTCTCCCTTAACATAATTTTTGCCGTTAATAAGAAGATTTTTTAATCTTGAAATTTTATCAGTGAGTCTAATAGCTAAACCAGTAAGTGAATATTTTTTGTCTTCATTGTTAGTTAAATCACCTCCAAGAGCAATATTGTTTAAACCATAATCCATATGTTTACGAGCAAACATTTCATACATTTCTGATTGTATGGATTTAAATTCATTAGCCAATTCAGGGTATTCTGTTTCAAATACTTCAATAACACCTAGGCCATCAATACTTTTTTTCTTTAATTTTTTCACTGTTTTATCAAATTCTTCCTCACTGACTAATTCGTAATATTTACTTATACTATCACCCATTTAATTGCTGTTTTTCATCAGATGGGGGAGCTGTATTAAAATATTTTTCTAGTATTTCTAATCTTTCCTCTGAGGATGCTAATAATTTAAGAGCTTCATTACAATTGTCCCAATAATCCTTAGTGGAATGATCACCAATACCAGCTGGATGTCCAGTTAGTAATTTAATGCTAGCTAAAGCTTTAGCTTTATCTGCTTCGGCTTCTGCTTTTAAAAAGTTATATACTTCTACGTTCATAATAATTGATTTATTTCTTTTTGTTGTACACCTAATCTATTCAATATACGAAGTATTTCATCATTATCCAAGAAGTTTAGGTATTCCTTTACTTCACTTTGTGAACACTCCCAATATTGAGATAAATGCTTTAATAGATCAGATTTATATTGTTTAACATTTGATTTAATATATTTATTCCATTTATTATTTTTAGGAATATATTCCCTATAAATAGTATAAATTTCTTTTTTATTCTGAGGATTAATTTGTTGTACTTCGTTTACTATATCTACATAATCTTGATTCATTGAAATAAATCTATGTACCATGTAACTGTTCCAAATATCCCAATCCTTATCAGAAAAAGAAGAGGGATCGGCTTTAATATAGTTAATTTGTTTTAGCCAATCCCAAATATTTTTAGTCATTTACTTGTTCTGTTAAAAAACTTTCATCTGCTAGTTCTTCCCTTAGTTCCATTGGTAATCCATCAGCAACAATTTTATCGTTGTAAGGATCAATAAATACTGGGATAGGCATAATTGCATCTGCATCTGTACCAGCAACATATTTAGAAATTTTTCTTAATATAACTGCTGATTTAAATACACTACCGCCTTTAGAATTTTTAACAGCTGTAGTAGTTGTTAAATCTACTTGCATCTGTCTTTGTTGAGGCCCTTGTCCTCCTGCGTTTCCTGGTTTCATTTTTGTATAATTAAATTATTGATTAAACTCATAGTATTAATTTCCTTATCAATTCGGAAATTAGCTTTGTATTGATGGTCATTAACTAACATAGCTACTGTACCCTCTTTACTTGGTAAATATTCACTAGCACTATCAAATAACTCCCTAAATAAGTCTTCATAGTCATCTGTATTAGCATTAGCAATTATTTGCCTAATATTTTTAAAATTAGGTTTTGATTTTTTTAATTCATTTATTACTTCATCCACATAGTTAGAAGTAAATAATACTGATTCATCTAAAGTTAAT